CATGTCCCCAATAGGTAAAAGATACTGTAACACGTTTGTCAAAGGTTTGACAATCCCCCTTTCTATGCAATTTGCCCTTTCTCGGTGAACATCCACCCGTTGATGTCCGCTATCTCAACGAAGTGTTCCTCGCTTGTGATGTAATCAAACGCCTCCTCAAGACGTTTGTATACGCCATACGCTATGTCGTGGAGCTTGTCCTGTGCTTTCTTGTGAAGTAAGTCCATTGCCCCCTCGACATCGACAGCCGCCATAAGATCATTGACACTCGCCCCCGCCAACACGCCTTGATCTAGTACGTCTGTATGTTGTCGGATGTAGTCCGACTGGATGTAGTCCTGCAGGTCATCGAGGTAGGTGCGGTGTCCCCTGAATCCTCGCGTACCGAACCTCACCCTATCGTCGATGAACCCGTTGCGCACCAATTCACCCAGTATGGTCATGTCCGACATCTGCTTATCAGACCAGTCGTGTATGTACTGGGGATTCAGCACGTAGGCGTCAACGAACTCGCTCAAGTTGATCTGCCCTGTCAGCCCCGCCCCATCGCCCTGCGAATGGAACCCTGACCAATGAACCTCCTCTATATATACGCCTATGTCATTGAACTCCTCTTTGGCGTAGTCCGTTATGTCCACGGCCCAATCGTCCAGCCCTTCAGATTCCCACCATGCTAATGCTGCGCCGCGAGCTGTGTCAGATAGATCGCCGAACGGGTACGTCTTGTCCTGTGTTTCCTGTGTCATGTCGTTACTCCTTGTTTGCTTGTCGCATAAACCATAGGTCACGAGCCGCCTCGTACGCGTCATCGCTCATCATCGTTTTGGGCGCTTGGTGTGTACCGAACTTGTCAGCGAACGAGGGTATGTAGGAGCGTTGATACCCCGTAGTACCCATGTCCTTGCCCACGTGCTCCTCACCTACTACATCAGTTCCCTCTAACACCTTGTAGAGAGCATCCAGTTGTGCAGGGCTGAGCGCAACCACCTCGTCATTGATACGCATTAAGAATCTCATTACGGTCTCCAGATAAATAGATCTAACAAAAGAACGGCAACGCCCATCACTGTGATGGCACGCATCGCCCACGCCGCTACCCTAACTTGCTTGGGCTCTCCTAACAACACTGACTGCACCTCGTACATGTCAGTGCTTACCTCGTGCCGCTTGGGCGGCACATAACTCTTACCGATCAGGACTTTGCCTGTGTTGTACGGCGTTGTTTTCATGTCAACTCCTTTGGTATCTCGACGGTGTCGCCGAGTTTGCTTGCAACGTAGCAGCGCATGGCTGCTATTAAGGGGGTTGGGCCTGTTTCGTGGTCGCACTCGGGATGCCCTGCTTCCCACTTACCCGCATATACATCGTATGAATCCTCCCGATAGTGCTTTAACGAAATCTTTTCCCGCTCAATAATCACCCCAGCTTGCGCCCAATCGGTTGAGTACTTTCTGGCGTATGCACCCCGAAACCGCACGTCGTCCTTCCTGAACTCAATACCCTCACACTTCGCCACCGCCCAGTCGAGCGCGTGTCCTGTTAGTTCTGATGTTTTCATGTCATCTCTCCTTGAATTGGTTGGGCATCGGTGCATATGCACACAATGCGCTCAAAACGTGGTGCGCCCTCAAGCGTGTGAACTGTGACGTTCTTGCCTGTGTGGGTGTAGCTTTCTACTCGCATGGGCTTGCCATGCACTTCGATGATTTGCCCGATGCTGTATTGGGCTTTTGGGATAAATGCGAATTTCATCTGAGTTCTCCCATCTCGCACCGCAGGATGCGGCAGGTCTCGTATATGTGCCCGTTGACTTCGTCCGAGTCAACGCCGTAGGTGTCTATGGTCTCCTCGTAGTGGGTTTCTTCGGCGTCCTGCAGGTAGTTGATTACCCGCTCCAATAGTTCTTTGCTAACTACTACTTGTGTCATGTCATCTCCTTAGTCGGTTATGTCAATACTGTTTACTTGCCAGTCGGCGTCGTCTGAAATGCCATAGGATTCGCCTGACTCTAGTTCCTCCCATGCCAAATCTTCGGCCTCCTCTTGTGTGTTGGCCTCTACGACTATCGTCACATACGATGTGCGCTTCAGTTCTACGGCGTAGTTTTTCATGTCATCTCCTCTGGTATCTCGACGGTGTCGCCGAGTTTGCTTGCAACGTAGCAGCGCATGGCTGCTACTAAGGGGGTTGGGCTGTAGTAATAAAACACTTCTCCGTTTTCTGTGTGCCTATATGCACATCTTTGGGTACTGTCTATCTGCTGACATACCAGCCCGATGTTCTCCCGTTCGATGATTGGCCCGCCTTGCGCCCAGTAGGTTGATGGGGTGTACTCGTCAATGTGCTCGATACTAGTGACAGCGCAGTTAGGGTACGCGTCTTGGCACTGTTCTAATGCGTGGTTTTCATCGTCTGCCATGCAGACAAAGTGCATCACGTCATCACTGTCCGCCTCGAAAGGTATGTACCATACACACACGTCGTTGCGAGTATCAAACCCCTCACACTTCGCCACCGCCCAGTCGAGCGCGTGTCCTATCAGTTCTGATGTTTTCATGTCGTTTCTCCAATGTCTAGGTTGGTTGGTTTTAACTGTGGAATCCGTAGTGGTCTTCGTGCCATACTGCACCAATTACGTATCCTCGCTCGCCTTCGGCGGTTATATACACCGCCGTCAATTCGTCCTTGCTATCGGAGAATATGTTTACCTCTGGGAATGTTAGATTCCATGTAGATAAGTAGCCAATTGCCTTTTCGAATTCGGCTCGGTTTGTGTTTCCAATTACGTTTGTAATATCCACAGCGTTCATGTTCAGGTTTACTTTGCGTTCGGTCATGTCGTTTCTCCTTACTTGGTTAATACGTCGAAGTATGTTGCCAGCGCAACAACGCCGGATACTATTAGTATGATGTAGGTCAGTAGTGCGAACAGTTTGTTGTCCCTGTTTCGCTGGTCTTGGTGTGTTGTCACGGTGAGTGCTCCATGAGTGCTGGCGCACTCGGTTACAGTGTTTCGGGTTGGGTTTGCTTGACTCGTATTACGTAGCCGAGTAGTTTGATGAGCATGATGTGATTGTCGGTGAGGGTCTTTGTTCCTACCAACTTGGCCATGATTTTGGCGTGCTCTGATATTGGGTAGTATTTGACTGCGCCGTAGATGGTGCGGGCTTCGACAGTGATTGTGTTGGGTTCTTCGTGGTTTTCCATGAGTGTGACTCCGGTTGGTTGAAGGGGTGAGGGGGTCTGACGGGTGTGTATGGCCTGAGATTTTGTATTTAGTCAGAAAGTGGGGTGTATTTAGTCAGTGGTGCGCTGAATTGAAATGAGGTTAGGTGTGCGCGCTAAGTCGTTGAAAAGCTAATGATATTTTTTTGTTTTTGTGGGTGAAAACTGCCAAAAGTTTGTATTTAGTCAGCGAGGAATACAGGCAGGGGGATTTTGGGGAGCTGTTTTTATGAAGCGGATTTTGCGGGCGAAATTCTTAAGCCCAGACAGGGTGCCAAAATCTTACGAGGGGCCTGTTTCTACTGTCTTATTGTCTTATTGTCTAAATAGATAGATAGATACATAAGAAAGCCTTTAAAAACAAGCACTTATGAGCCTTGGGATTTAGTCAATCTATTCAGCCAATTTTGGGGTGCGCCGAATGTAGTACTACAAATCCGACATGCCCCTAAGAAAGTACTACACGCACTGCGAAAAGCAGTACTTAATAGAACACGTCCATTTTGATAAGCGTGTAGTACTCGGGGTTCGGGGCTCACGCAGTGATAGCGGTGCGGCCTTGCGTGGCAAAGTCAGCCGTAACTGAGACCAACTCGACGGCGATAGCCTTCAACTCAAGGGCTAAGGCGTGGGCGGCACTTGGCTTTTGGCCGCCGGTCTTTTTGTCAGTTACATAGCCGCCATTCTTGGCGGACTTAGCTTGCATAATACGGGCTTCCATTTGGTCAGCCAGTGACTCGAACGTGGCGCGAGAACTTATTACGAACCCTTGACCAAGGCGGGCGGCAAAGTACTCAGCGGCGGGTTTGTAGTTACCCATACTAGACTGCTTGGCTATACCATTCAAACCACCATTTGCAATTCCATTACGGGCGGCGATACCCATTTTGCCAGTTGCATTGGCCAAGGCCATTCTGGTAGATGGGCTTGCGTAGTTAACTACGCTTAATTGTTTTTCTAATTTGGTTGCACCAGATACAGTGATAATTGCGGGTGCGAATTCAGTTATTTGTGACATGATAATTTTCCAATATAGTTTAGGCTTTATGTATGCACTGCGAATCAATACACACAATTAAGCCCAAGAATCTCATAAATTCATAGGCTAGGAAAAATTGTTTAGGCGGGTTTTCTGTACCGCGTACCGCCGGATTATTACGCTCATGTTCATTAGGGCTAACACTTTGCCCGCCAATGTCTTTCCATTGGGCATTCACACATACAAACTTTTTATGCTGTGCGGAGGGACTTTATACGGAACTACTATAGACGCTGGAATTATTTTAAGAACCCTATATGATGCGCGCCAATGCACAGAGCATAACCAAGTTAATACATTATTCCTACACGTTACCTATTTCATTACTGATAAAGTATTCATGTCAGGTGCGCCATTATTCTAACACTGCACCATGATGAAGTTGTAAATTTCACCTATACTGATAACTGAATTTTTAAATACACTACTACTACCTAGCTCATTACCCATGCTTTGAATGTCACGCCGTAGCGCAACTGTGACAATCCCGTAGTGCTGTCACTTCAAAAAGCAATTAACATTATTGGTAGCTAGGGAGGCGATACTCTCTACACTCTATGCGGGCTTGCTACTCACCAAGCCCTACACTCTATGCGGGCTTGCTACTCGACCGCCCCCCACAGGCCCCCCAGCCCCACCCCCCCGCCCCCACCCTCCTTACGAGGCAGTCACATAGCGGGCTGAAAAATTAAGAACATACACACGTAACCGCATACACACCCTGCCCCGCAGCACCCCCCACCCCAAAAAGCACCGCGTTTTAGAAAAAAGATATAGAATATGTACATACACACGTAAGGATTGCCTCATGAGCAAAGACATGAAGCGGTGGAATGTATTTCTACCCAACGACCTACTAGAAGATATAAAAGCTTGCGCTGCCAAGAACGATGTAGCAGCTGCGGAAGTTGTACGAGTAGCGTGCGAGAAGTACTTGGCAGCAGTAAGACGCGCTGAGGCGGCAAATGGCGCTTGAAGATATTGATATTGGCGATGAGCCACTAGACCTACGCCCAAGAACTGTCTCGTTTCCCAAAGTAAGCGACGAGATGATCGCCAGCATTGCGCTGGGTATGGAAGACGACGTCATCGTGGCATCACGCCACGGAATGTCAGTAGAGCAGTTCAACGAGCTGAACGGTCAGAAGTGGTTTCAACTACGCGTGGCAGCGAAACGAGCAGAGTTTGATCGTGACGGCGTAACATTCAAAGCAAAAGCAGCTTGGATGGCCGGTGATTTGCTAGATCAGGTGTACATGCAGGCCGCAGGGAGTAACGCCAGCCTAAACCAGAAGCACGACGTCCTGAAAACCTTAATTAAGGTTGGTGGCCTAGAGCCCAAAGAAGAAAAAGAGAAGCAAGAGCTCAATTTACCTACGATTATCATCAACGGCGGTACAGTTTCGCTGTCCGGCGGAACCCAGCACGAGCCACTTATCATTGATATGCCACTGAAAGAGCTTAACGTATGAGTACGTATGACCCCACAGAGACCCAAGCAGGGTATATGGCCAATGAAGCGTACGTTCGCGTGCTGGCTGGCCCAGTTGGCGGGGGTAAATCGGTCACTTGCGTGCATGAACTGGTGAAATTAGCCTGTGGGCAGGCCCCGAATGCCAGAAATATACGCAAAACACGGGCTGTAATCGTGCGAAACACGTCCGATCAGCTGGCGCTAACGACCAGAAAAACGGTATTCGACTGGCTGCCGCCGGGTGAAATGGGCATTTGGAAGGCCGTTGAGAAGACTTTTTTGCTAAAAGCGAAGCTCAGCGATGGCACAGTAGTTGAATCGGAGTGGCTGTTTATAGCGCTGGATACTCCAGACGACGTTAGGAAGGCGCTGTCGCTTGAGACAACGTTCCTGTGGGGTAATGAGAGCCGAGAGCTGCACCCAGATGTTGTTGACGGCTTGTTGGGCCGACTGAACCGGTACCCGTCTATGAAAGACGGCGGGCCGACGCGGTCGTGTGCGTTGTTTGATACCAACATGCCAGACGAAGACACTTGGTGGCACGACAAGATGGAAAACCCGCCTAGTAACTGGGCGGTGTACAAGCAGCCAGCGGCAATCGTTACGCCAGATAAGTACGTAGACATGTTCGGCGAAGAGCCGGACGGCGTGTTCTTAGACAAAGAAGGCGTGGAGTGGACAGTTAACCCGAACTGCGACAACTACAACCACCTGCCCAAGCAGTACTACCCCAACATAATCCCGGGTAAGACTGAAGACTGGCTACGCGTGTATCTGCGCTCGGAGTATGGCCGCAGTCTCAGCGGCACGCCGGTGTACGATAAGACGTTTACGCCTGAGTTTCACATATCCGAGGAGCCGTTGAAAGTGATTCGCTCGGGGGACTACCCAGTTATTATCGGCCTTGACTTCGGGCGTACACCAGCAGCAGTGTTTAAGCAGCGTGACCCAAGGGGGCGAGTAGTTACGCTGTCAGAGCTGACGTCAGAGAACATGGGCATCGAGACATTCATACGAACTAAGCTGAATCCGCACATAGCGAACAATTTTCAAGGGTGTTCTTTTGTGTGTGCGCCAGACCCAGCCGGGTACGCCAAACAACAGCAGGGCGAGATGTCACTGGTGGATGTGGTTAAGCAAGCCGGATTTAAGTGCGTGCGACCGCCGACCAACGACCCAGAAAAACGTATTCAAGCAGTGGAGCGTTTGCTGGTTCAACAGTTGGAGGGTAAGGCGATGTACCTTGTAGACCCTCGTTGTACACACCTCATAAAAGGTTTCAAGTACGGCTACCGGTACAAAATTAAAAAGAACGGGGAGATGGAAGACAAACCAGACAAGAACCAGTTTTCTCACGTCCACGACGCCAACCAGTACGCCGATTCAGTTATTGACATGAACGTGCGCGGCGTGGAGCTGCAGGGAGGGCGTCGTAAAGTTGTGGCCTCCCCATACCGCTACACTTGACCTACGGCGCTTCGCGGTTAAAATCTTAGTAATACCATATACGGAGCCACCATGGCCACAGGACTCGCACTAATCCCCGTCACCAGCGCTAAAGACCTTGAGGCGCAGGCTAAGGCGCGCAATGCGGAGCTGCAGAACTCGCCGGTTATCCAAGGGTTGAGTTCGCACGTAAGCTCACGATGGGAAGTCGCCAAGGACGGTAAGCGAGACTTGGAAGAGCGCATGCTGCAGTGTCTGCGTCAGCGCAATGGTGAGTATGACCCTGACGTGCTATCCGCCATCAAAGCGCAGGGCGGCTCAGAGATTTATATCCAGCTCACCTCAGTCAAGGCCCGTGCGGCTACAAGCTGGCTGCGCGACACACTCACCGGCTCCGGAAAAGACAAAGCGTGGAGCCTAGACGCTACGCCAGAGCCAACGCTGCCGGACTTCGTAGTTCAGGATTTGCAGGGCCAGATGGCGCAGGAGTTAGAAGCGCTGATGACGCAGGGCCAGCAGGTTCCGACGGAGTCACAGTTGCGCGAGATAGCCAGCCGCATGAAAGACGCTACGATGCGCCGCATGCAGGAAGAGGCGGAGCTTCGCGTTGATCGCATGGAACGTAAAATGGAAGACCAGCTCATTGAAGGCGGCTGGTTCAAAGCGCTGAACGAGTTTATCGAAGACATCGCAACGTTCCCGTTCGCTGTTATGAAAGGCCCGGTCAAGCGCAAGCGCAAGACCATGAAGTGGGTCGGCGGCAAGCTGCAGTCAGCTGAGATTATTCGCAACGAGTGGGAGCGGGTTGACCCGTTTATGCTGTACTGGGCACCTTGGGCCAGCAACATCCAAGACGGCTTTGTGATGGAGCGGCACAAAATGACCGCTGAGTCTTTGCAGAGTCTGCTCGGCGTCCCGGGCTACAACGACGACGCCATTCGGTCAATTCTTGCGGAGTTCCGCACAGGCGGTTTGAACGAGTGGTTGTGGACTGATACGGCCAAGGCTCAGGCTGAGGGCAAGAACACTACAGAAGCTACGTTTACGACTGACCTGATAGATGCGTTGCAGCTATGGGACTCAGTTGAAGGCAAGCTCCTGATTGAGTGGGGCATGACCGAGAAGGACATACCAGACCCGCTGCTGTCGTACCCCTGCGAGGTGTGGCTGATAGGCAATACCGTCATTCGCGCTGCTCTGAACTACGAGCCACTGGGCCGCAAGCCATACTACGTAACGGCCTACGAGACCATACCCGGCCAGATTGAGGGTAAGGGCGTGCCAGATTTGTGCCGCGACTCACAGGGCATGGTGAACTCCGCTGCTCGCTCACTCGCCAACAACATGGGTATTAGCTCAGGCCCGCAAGTCGGCGTTAACGTGTCTCGCCTCCCAGTAGGTGAGGACATTACACAGATGCACCCATGGAAAATCTGGCAGTTTACGCAGTCAGAGATTGCTGACAGCTCAGCCCCAGTGCAGTTTTTCCAGCCCACCAGCAACGCCAACGAGTTGATGGCTGTGTTTGACAAGTTCTCGTCACGCGCTGACGAAGACACGATGCTGCCTCGCTATATGTCCGGCGAAAACACACCCGGTGCTGCGCGTACCTCCTCCGGCCTGTCCATGCTGATTAGCAACGCGGGCAAGGGCATTAAGCAGGTTATTAACAACATCGACCACAACATCATCACGCCAGCCATTGAGCGCTTGTACGAAGACAACATGCGCTACTCAGAGGACGATGACCTTAAGGGCGACATTAACGTTGTAGCTCGCGGCGCGTCAGCGCTAGTAGTTAAGGAAGCCGAAGCAGTTCGCCGCAACGAATTCATGATGCTGGTACTTAATAGCCCAGTTGCCCAGCAGATTGTTGGCATGGACGGAACTGCTGAATTGTTGCGAGACGCGGCGCGTAACTTAAATGGCAACGTAGACCGAATTGTCCCTGACCGCCAGCAGATAAGCACGATACAGCAACAACAGCAAGTAATTGCGCAGTTACAACAGCAACTACAGCAGGTGGCAGGTCAGATGCAGCAGGGGGCGCAGCCCGGAATGCAACAAGGGCCAGCTCCACGCAATATGTTGCCAGATGGTTCGCAAGTAGGTGGGCGGGAAAGCAATATAATGTCACCACGTCCTAACGGTCGTTGACATTATATTTTTTCACTGGTATAAACCAAGTATGAAGATTTTTGTAGGGAATAAGCCCACCAGACAGCAAATGCAAGCGCTTCAACGCTGCAAGCTGCCGGAATCTGAAGCACTGCTGGATATGTTTCGAGTTCGACTCGAAGAAACTAAGACAGCTCTAATTTACGCTGAAGAACCAGCGCGTATTAGCAGATTACAAGGGCGGGCGGAAACCCTTTTTGATTTTCTCGAAGCGGTTGAAAAATCGTCAGAGATTTATGAGCGGCTTAAGTAACCGCATTTTTTGAAACCGTAAGCAAACCATTACGTACAGGCAGACCGAAGCAGGAGCCCTAGGCGGAGTTGGAGCTAAAAGGAACGTTCATGGCATTGCCAAAACAAGTCGAAGCACAGATGAAAGAGCTAGAGGCGCTCGAAAAGCAGTTGGAAGCTGGAAACAAGCCACTCGCGGATGACGCAGGTGACGACACCACACCGACAGAGCCAGAAGACCCGAAATCTCAGGAAGCTGCGCCAACAAAACCTGTTGAAGTAAAGCCAGCCCCAGTGGAGCCTGACACGCAGGAAGAGACATGGCAGCAACGGTACAAAACTTTGAAGGGTATGTACGACGCTGAAGTGCCTCGCTTACACGGACAGATGAAGGAACTCAAAGCCGAGATGGACGCAGTCCGCAAAGCCGCAGAGACCGAAAAAGCTGAACCCACTAAGCCCGTGCAGTTAGAGAAACTGGTTACCGATGAAGACGTCCAAGCGTTCGGTGCTGACCTTATTGAAGTTCAGCGCAAAGTTGCACGCGAAGTGGCGATGGAATTCCGTGGTGACATCGACGATCTGCGAGCTGAGAATGAGAAGTTGCGCGAGCAGCTTACCCAGACCGGCACACAAATCAGCGAGTCCTCGTTTGAGCAGCGCCTGCATCGTGCAGTGCCTGACTTCGATGCAGTTAACGCAGACCCCAAGTGGGTTGAGTGGCTGAACGAAGTAGACCCACTCTTACGCGCCCCACGAAAGACTATCGCACAACAAGCGTTCAGCCAAGGCGACGCAGAAGGTGTAGCGCATTACGTGAAGCTTTTTAAAGCAACACAAAGTGCCGCGCCCGCAGCTAACCTGAAAGCCGAAGAGCTAGAGCGTCAGATTCAACCTACGAAAGCAGCCGCCAGCGGCCAAGTAGCTAGCCAAAAAGGTCGTATTTATACGAACACGGACATCGAAAAAATGTTCGCAAAAGCAGCTAATTTGGGTGCGAGTGGCAAGCCGGAAGAGGCTCGTAAACTTGAAGCTGAAATCGATTCTGCTTTCACAGACGGTCGTGTTACCGCCTGATGCAGAGTTAACCAACCCTACTAGGAGTTTTTTAAATGGCCGCAGTATATCCTGTCCAATCCCCCTTTAATACGGATCCTTCGTATTCAGGTTCTTTCATCCCCACATTGTGGTCTGGCAAGTTACTTTCTAAGTTCTACCAGAACACCACGATGTCAGAAATCTTCAACACCGAATACGAAGGTGAACTGAAGAACCAAGGCGACACCATCCGTATTCGTTTGGCACCGTCTATCAGCATTAGCGACTACGTCGCTGGTGCAAACTTGACCTATGAAGTTCCAACGCCTATCTTCCAAGATATGCAAGTGAGCAAGGGCAAGTACTTCGGCGTGCAAGTTAACGACGTGTTGGCCTACCAGTCAGACATGAACTTGATGAACATGTTTACTGAAGACGCTGCCAAGCAGTTGAAAATCTCCATCGAGAACGAAGTGTTTTTTAACAGCTTTGTGACCGAAGGCCCTTCAGCCGCTAACGAAGGCGGTACCGCTGGTGCTATCTCTGCTGCTTACAACTTAGGCACTGATATTGCCCCAATTGACCAAGCTACCCCAGAGAACGTTCTGAAGGCTATTTTGCGCATGTCTACAGTGTTGGACGAGCAGAACGTGCCCGAAGATGGCCGCTGGTTGGTTATGAGCCCGTTTGACCGTCATCTGTTGATGCAGTCAACCTTGGCCCAAGCCTACTTCACAGGCGACGCCTCTAGCACCATCCGCACCGGCAAAGTAGGCATGATCGACCGTTTCACGGTTTACGTGTCTAACTTGTTGCCACGTGGTGCTGCTGCTAAAGCTTTGGTTGCTGGCTTGACCGACCCATCTACTGGTGGTGCTGTTACCGACGCTAAAGCCCGTCGCACCATGGTTGCTGGTACTAAGGCCGCTGTGTCTTTTGCCATGACCGTGAATAAGACTGAGCCTTTGCGCAACCAGACAGACTTCGGCGACATCGTCCGTGGTTTGGCTGTGTACGGTCGCAAGACTGTTAAGCCAGAAGCTATGGTAGTCGCTCAGGTTGGTTCAGCCAGCTAAAAACTGGGGCCCTTCGGGGCCCTTTTTGCGTTTATTCTAGGAGTTTTAAAATGAGCGGTACTCAATTTTCTCGTGCTATTGGCGGCTATGCAACCGCCACAGCAGGTACAACACAGACCCAAGCTGGTGCTACCGCACTGACTGGTGCTGTTAACGCTGTAACTACTGGTAACGCTGGTGACGGCGTTGTCTTGCCGACGGAATTATCCGCCGGTGATGTTGTTTACGTGACCAACGTGTCTGCAGCTGCGGCTGCGGTCTACCCTGCCACTGGCGGCGCTATCAACGGTGGTTCAGCAAACGCATCTGTAGTATTACGTGCTAATGCTACCGGCGTGTACGTCAGCCTAGGCGGCGGCAACTGGGGTGCTACCACCGACATCAGCTCCTAACAGCTTGATTCTAAGAGGCCCTTCGGGGCTTCTTTTACTTTGGAGATAACATGACAGTCGACGAAATTATTAAAAAATTAAACGGCACATACAACGCAAATAAAGTACGCGCTATGGTGGACGGTCAAATTACTACTGTTGCTATGTTTGTTGACAGTGAACTTACGCTTACCGACGAAGGCCGACGTGCGCTTAACCAAGCTGACTCTCAGGTTGTAGACGTTGTGGAAGTTAAGAGCGCCCGCAAAACAAAAGCCAAAGCACTAACAGACTTAGATATTGACACCACAAATATCACTACTGCTGTAGAATTGGGCGACACCCAAGCTCTGGGCAAGTGAGGTAAATAATGGCCACCGTAAAAGTTGTAGAACTTATATCCAAAGTACAGACACTGCTACAAGACACTACAAATGTGCGTTGGCCGGTCGTAGAGTTGCAGGGCTGGCTGAATGACTCGTACCGCGAAGTAGTAAACCTGCGCCCGGACGCCAATACTCAGACAGCAACGTTTACGTGCGCTGCGGGTGCCCGGCAAGTTCTGACCACTGGCATCACAAACGCCACCAGACTTGTAGAGGTTATACGCAATGTGTCCGCTACGTCAGATAAGCGCGCAGTTCGCTTGATAGACCGACGCATGCTGGACGAGCAGCGCCGCACATGGTATGACGAGGCGCAGGTTGCTACGGTTCAACACTATATGTTTGACCCACGCGTACCAAAAGAGTTTCTGGTGTACCCACCAGCGACTACTGCGGCGCAGCTTGAGTTGTCTTATGCGGCGATACCTGCGGGGCACCAGCTAACAGAAACGCAGCTCCTAAACCAAGCTACGGCAGATGTAATTTCTGTAGACGACAGCTTTGCAAACGCAATACTAGACTACATACTGTATCGTGCCTACAGCAAGGACGCCGAATACGCCGCTAACGCACAGCGCGCTGTAGCGCACTACCAAGCGTTCCAATCATCACTTGGCGTTACTGCACAAACAAACGCTGCTAGCCAGCCCGGAGCCGCGTAATGGCTAAGGTCTGGAGCGACTTTTACTCGCTGCTAGCGCCGCACGTCCCCGGGTGCCCTGATGTATCGATGGATACCCACTTGTCTGCAGCCGCAGCTGATTTTTTGGCGCGTTCACAAGTGTGGCGGGACGTAGCTGACAAAGTCTTTCTGGTACCGAACGTCAGTACGTACGACATATCTGCAGATTTTCCCATAGAGAGAATAACCGCCGCAGCAATAGACGGTAGCGACATTACGCAGGTAGACTCTCGAGAAATACCGGAAAAAAATCGTTCGGAAGTGGGTGAGCCTACAAAATTCTGGGTTGTTCAGGACACAATGATCTCTGTGTGGCCAATTCCGGACAAGCGCTACACAATGTCTTTTAGGGCAGCGCTGAAGCCAAGTCGTACGGCGCTATCTGTACCAGACTGGGTCTATGAGGTTTGGGCTGACGCGCTTGTGTCAGGCGCAATAGCCCGTTTAGCGGCTATCCCGAACAAAGAGTGGTCAGACATAAACGCTGCGAGTATGCACAAGCTGATGTTTGAGCGGGCAATTACTAGCGCTCGCGTTAGAGACCTACGCGGTGTTGAGTCGACTGTAAAAATGCGACCGTTTTACTAGAGGTAGGGTATGGCCGATAAAATTTTACTGGTGCAGGGCGATACGCGACCGCCACTTAACGTAACCCTGACGGATACCACAACCGCCGCGGCCATAAACGTTGGGGGTGCTACAGTACGGCTGAAATTTCGCGCCGTGGGTGACATGACAGTTCGCTCTACCCTTGTGGGTTCTGTGACTGATGGAGCTGCTGGGCAGGTTTCGTTCTTCTGGGCGGACGACCCCACGGCTTTAGCTGGCGACGCTGGTGACTACGAAGCGGAAATTGAGATTACATTCGCGGATACGACCGTGCAGACTGTGTATGAGCTGCTAAAGTTTAAGTTGCGACAGGAGTTCTGATGATAACCACCGCAGTGCTAAAGCCGGTGGCTTCTGCGGTGAGCAGCTTACTAGCTTCGGGCACTCAGTACTCTAGCCCACAAGTATCGGTAGAGAGTGTTTACGCAGCGGTTGTAGCAGCGCTAGATTATTCAGGTCGAACTAAGCAAATACTGAATACTGCGCTTGTTTTAGAGCATATAAACCTAGCTATAAGTAAGACGGCCTCGGACTTTATAAGCAGCGGGGATACAGTAGTCCTGAGAGCGCGTAAAAACGCGGCTGATGCTGTCAGCGTGCCGGATGTCGTAACGATAGTCAAGTTCTTCCTACGAGTCTTTGCAGATAGCGCCGAACCGGCGGACGCAGTAGGCAAGGCATTCAACAAGCTACTTTCTGCGTCTTTGTCGCAGTCTTCATTCGCGCTGCAGGACGAACAAACTTTTGCTGTTGATTTAGCCGCTGTCGATTCGCAGCCTATAGCAGACATAAACCAAAAGTCCGCCATTAAAGTCTTGGCGCATGCTGTCGGTGTTACGGAGGCTCTAAGCAGCGCAGTTGGTAAATCAGCTATCGACAGTGTTGCGCCAGTTGAGTCGGCGTACTCTGAAATAGCTAAAGCCGCTCAGGACAGCGTAGGAGCTCCGGATTCGCAGAGTTTTGCGTTTACGCAGGTACTAGAAGACTTATTTGCGCTAAACGATACGTCTACTTCAGAAGACGGCTCTACGTACGCGGCTACTAAGTACATAAATAATGTGTATGCTGCTGGAGACACCGCGGCATATAATATTAGCAAGGTTTTATTCGACGCCCAAGCTCTGGCCGAGTCTGGCAACGTCATCTCTCAGGGCTATTGTGACTTAACTTACTTTGAGTCCAACTACATCGGTGAGTACCGAGAATTTGCATAGGAGCACATCATGATTCAAGACCAAGTAACCGCCACAGGCGCAGTCAAAATCCAGATCACAGCGCCGGACGGCACCGTTAAGTCTGAAAAGACCATCAAGAACCTCGTCGTAACGGCGGGTAAAGGGTACATCGCCAGTCGCATGACTGGTACGACTACCGCTATGAGCCACATGTCTGTTGGTTCTGGCACAACCGCCGCGAACGCTGCGGATACGGCGTTAGGTACCGAGTTGGGCCGCGTAACTCTGGCTTCCGGTGTCACGTCCGGCGCGGCGGTTACGTACGTTGCTAGCTTTCCAGCCGGTACAGGTACAGGCGCTGTTACTGAGGCCGGTATTTTTAACGCATCTAGCGGCGGCGTTATGTTAGCTCGCACTGTGTTCCCTGTGGTCAACAAAGGCGCAGACGACGGCATGACCATCACTTGGGTTGTGACTGTAAGCTAATTTAGTTTTGTATTGAGGATTTCACATGGCCACCATCGTTCTACGCAGCGGCAAGGGCTCGCCCCTTACCAACACAGAAGTCGACGCAAACTTTAGCAACCTGAACACGGGCAAGCTAGAGCTCGGCGGTACATATTCTAGCGGCACTGCCAACGGAGTTACCTACCTCAACGGCTCTAAAGTTCTCACCTCTGGGTCTGCGCTGACGTTTGATGGAAGTGTTTTTTCTGTAACAGGCGCAATATCAGCTACGACAACAATCAACGGCGCACTTAACGGCACTGTAGGTGCTTCCACACCATCCACCGGTGCATTTACCTCGCTGTCGGCATCAGGAACCTCTACGCTGGCTGCTGTGAATGCGAGTGGTGCGGTAACCGGAAACAAGGCTCTTTTAGCACTAGGTGATGCTGCGTTCCTCGCAAGTTCAACTGTCCCATCATACCGTTGGCACATCAGTAGTGGTGGGATAACTGCCGACCGAAACATCTATGAGATGCGGGCTTACAACGCAGGGGGCACCGATCACGCTCTCCAGATTAGAACAGTAAACGATGCTAATACTACCGTAAAAACCATTGCATTATTTTCTGACACCTACGGCCTAGCAGTAACCGGAGCTATCTCGGCTAGCGGTGCAGCAGGGACGTCTTTTATAAACTTAGCGGGCGCTGGCAACGCTGCGCCGCCTGCGGGGGTTTATTATGGTTTGTTTCCACAGGCTACTTTTGGTCTAGGTTTAGTGTCTAGAACAGACGCTGGCATTGCGTTGTGGGCGGGGGCAACACCAGTACAAAGGGCTACCATCTCCTCCACAGGCCTAGCAGTAACCGGAGCTATCACAGCAAACTCAGCAGCCGCCACAGCACCGTTTATTGCCAGTATTAATGGTGGTGAGGCAATGCGCATCAACAGCGCAGGTAACGTAGGGATTGGGACGAGTAGTCCTACTAGTAAGTTAGATGTTACGGGAGCCGGTAGATTTAATTCTTCCGGAGAAGCTCTGACTGTTGGGTCAAGTTCGCTTGCAGCAAATACCGCGCAATATTTTAGAAATACAAGTGGGTACAGTGTTTTAGCACTCGCAAGTGCTTCCAATCAATATTTGACTGGCGTGGTTGCCGGTGATTTTATTATTGGCTCAAATGCAAAGTCATTGCGCTTTGGTAACGCTGGAACCGGTGCTTTGCAAGCC